AGAAGGAGGTTCTTTAATGATGCCACCTGAAATGGCAGCAGAACCAGAAATGAATATGGAAATGCCAGCAGAGGAGGAGTCTATTGAAGAACCAGTAGATATTCCTGTAGATACATATGATAATGCAGATCCAGTAGAAGTAGAAGCTTCTCAGGAATCAGATGAAGTAATTGAACAAGACCAGTTAGAAATGGTGTTAAGTCAATCTTTAGAAGCAGAAGAACAACAATATTTAATGAACGCTCTAGAAGATGATCCAGAACTAAGTCAAATTTTTGACAAAGTTATTTTGACAGCTTCTGAGTTCTCAGGGTCAGGAGAAGTAGACGGCCTTGGGGATGGTACATCAGATTCAATACCAGCTAGATTATCAGATGGTGAGTTTGTGATGACCAAAAAAGCTACCGATCAAATAGGTGCAGAAAATCTTCAAACAATGATGGATGATGCTGAACGTGCCTATGACGGTGGTATGATGAGAAAAGACTTGTACAGTGGAGGATTACTTCCAAGTACAAGCACAGACGACCTAGAGAGTAACACACGAAATACGGATGATGAAATTCGTAAACTAATGAGTTTACGTGCTAATCAAGCACCAAGTCTCAGGTAATTTTAATTTACGGCTACCTTGACAAGCCAAGCCCCATGAATTTTTTTAGGCCAAAAAAGAATTAGTATGGCTACCTTGCAGAGTACAAGCCCCGTAGGAGATATAATATGAGTGAAGTAAACCAAGTGGAGGAAGAAGTTTCAAACCCGTACAACATGAATAAGGCATGGCACACACCAGATGGCCCTAAAGTAGACAGTGCGGATGGTATGTTTTTTGAGCGACCGAATAAACAGGCTACCTCAGATGAAGCCCCTGTTGATGAAGAAGCAGAAGCTGACGCGCCCAAGAAAAAACGAACTAATTATAAAAAAAGATATGACGATTTAAAACGTCACTACGATCAGAAGTTATCTGAATTTAAACAAAAGGAAGAACAGTTAACGGCTATGGCAAGAGATGCACAGCCACAATACCAAGCTCCTAAAACTCCAGAAGAACTGGAAAAGTTTAAGCAAGAGTACCCTGATTTGTATGACACAGTAGAATCTGTCGCTTATATGAGAAGTTCAGAGCAAGTTAATGAAGTTCAAGAAAAACTAAATGCTTTACAGAAACGTGAGCAAGAAGTTATTCGTAGGGAAGCAGAAGCTGCTTTAGTAGCTAAGCACCCTGATTTTGAGGACATTAGAGGTTCTGAAGATTTTCATAATTGGGCTGAAGCACAGCCAGAGCAAATACAAGAATGGATTTATAACAATCCAGACAATGCTGCTCTAGCATCTAAAGCTATAGATCTTTTTAAATTTGAAGCTGGCTTACAAACTCAAACTAAATCGCAGCCCAGACAAAAACAGCAAGGGTCTGCTGCTGATATGGTATCGACTAAAACGACTACCGTAGATACACAGCAACCTAGAATCTGGACTGAACGGGAAATCGCTGCTATGTCCTTAGATCAGTTTGACAAGTATGAAGAAGAAATCAATCTTGCAGTATCTGAGGGTAGAGTAGTAAAATAATACTCTAACTTAGGAGAAATACAATGGCTTATAACCAATCCGACCAATTTTTTGAGCAAGGTACTGATACTAACGGTAACTTTGGTAACTCAGTAAGTGGTCAAACTAATTCTTTTTTCTTACCAAAGGTTTATTCCAAACAGGTACTAAACTTTTTTCGTAAATCTTCTGTAGCAGAAGCTGTTACGAACACTGACTATGCTGGAGAAATTGCAGCTTTCGGTGATAGTGTAAGGATTATCAAAGAACCTGAAATCACTGTATACCAATATGAACGTGGAGCAGATGTAACTCAGACTAAACTAACCGACCAAGAAGTAACTCTTGTTGTTGACGTAGCAAACGCTTTCAAATTCATCGTTGATGATATTGAAACTAACATGTCTCACGTTAACTTCAGAGACGTAGCAACTTCTTCAGCAGCTTACGCATTGCGTGATGCTTTTGATGAAGGCGTTATAGCAACTATGATTGCTGGCGTTTCTGCTTCTAGCCCTAACCACATACTTGGTTCAGACAACGCGACTGACCTTGCTGCTGGTACTTTTGACGGTACTGGTAACTTGGATATAGGTTTTGGTTCTAGCGAACACGACCCTATAGACGTAATGTCTCACATGGCTAGACTTCTTGATGAGCAAAATGTTCCTGAAGAAGGACGATGGTTCTTAGCGAATCCAGAGTTCTACGAAGTACTTGCTTCAAGTTCTTCTAAACTTCTTTCAGTAGACTACAATGCTGGACAGGGATCTATCCGAAACGGTCTAGTATCTTCTGGTAAGTTACGTGGATTCAATATGTACAAGACTAATAACATTGCTGCAACTACAAATGCTGCTGGTCAATGTATTGCTGGACATATTTCGTCTACTGCAACTGCTCAGACTATTACAAGCACTGAGGTCATCCGTGACCCTGATAGCTTTGGTGACATTGTACGTGGACTACACGTATATGGAGCTAAGGTACTAAGAGGCGAAGCCCTCGTATCAGCGTTCTACGGAATCGACTAATAGAACTGGTAAGGGGGTCTTTGATTAGGCCCCCAAGCCTTTTGGAGTTTTTATATGCCACAACTAGGAAGTAATGAAAAACCTGTATTTATACGGGGAGCTAATAAAAAAAGAGGTAAGCAATTAGGTCTTACTGGAAAGTTTTATAACTCTGAAAGTTTAAAAAACTATCAAAATAATTATGACCGTATTTTTAGAAACAACGGGAGTCAAGTAAATGATGTACATGATGGATGAAGAAAGAATGCTTACTGATGCTGATCGCAAAATAGTGTCAGATGGTCAAACAGGATACAAGAATATTTTTGAACTAGAAAGACAGTTTACAAATGCTGGACATTCGCAAGGTTCAAAATTTAGTATGGAACAACGAATGAAAACTATGGGTCACTAATGGCTACAACATACTTACAACTATGCAATGAAGTTCTACGCGAAATGAACGAAGTAGAGCTTACAAGTTCTGACTTTGGATCTTCTATAGGAGTACAGACGCACGTAAAAGATTTAATAAATAGATCTTACTTAGATATGGTCAATGAAGAACCTCAGTGGCCTTTCTTAGCTACGGGCGAATCTGGTGCTACAGATCCAATGTACGGCAATACATATGTTGAAACTGTAGCTGGTACTCGATGGTATGAATTAAAACCAGCTTCAAGTAGTCTTACAACAGATTATGGCTACATAGATTGGGATAATTTTTTACTAACTACAGTAGGTGTTAGTGGTGAATCAGCACCTTATACTATTCGTAATTTACGATTTACTAGTATTGAAGAATGGAAAGATTATTTTCGTATAGCTCAGAATCACGATGATGCTGACACTCAAAACTACGGAACACCCGATAGAGTTATAAAAAGTCCAGACAACAGAAAGTTTGGTCTTTCGTCAATACCTGATAAAGTTTATAGAATTTATTTTTACGCTTATGATTTACCAACAGCTTTGTCAGCTTCAACTGACGCTATAGTTTTTCCAGATGTGTACGTACCTGTATTAATAAACAGAGCAAGATATTACATGCATCAGTTTAAAGACAATGCTCAAGCATCTGCATTTGCTAACGAAGATTACAAACGTGGATTAAAAACAATGAAGATGCATTTAATGGAACCAGCCCCAAGCTATTTTAAAGATGATAGAATAAGGTTTATATAATGGCACAATCATTACCATATGCTGTATCATGTAAAGGTGGACTTAACACAAACTTAAATCAATTTGAAATTCTTACAGTTGCAGGTTCTGCTACAGTATTAGAAAACTTTGAAGTTGATACAGATGGTGGCTACAGAAGAATTAATGGTTTCGCACCTTTTGGTGGTGACGATGCTGCAAGACCTAATAGCACAAACGCTATTATAGGTCTTTTTGTTTATGCAGATGGGTTAATAGCTTGCTCAGGAACAAATATTTATTTTACGTTAGATGGTATTACTTGGTTACAAATTAATAGATCTTCGGTAGACGCAGGTGGTGATAACTATTCTGCATTTACAGGTAGAGGAACATTAACAAGAACGAGCCAAGGCCAAGCTAACTTTGCTTTGTACGAAGGTGACTCTACTTATGGTGAAGTAATCATAACAGATCAAGGCTCTGCTACAAAGCCTTTTTATTTTAAAATAACAGGTACAGGAGCTTTAACTAATAGAACTTACTTTGCAAAAGAAATTACAGTTGACGGAAGTGTTTTTCCTAAGACTTGTATAATACACGACAAACATTTAGTTGTTGCAGGAGACACAAACAATCCTAATACTATTTATTACAGTGGTACAGATGACATAGATGACTTTACAAGTACTGGATCAGGTAGTATAAAACTAGATGACAAAGTTGTAGGCATTCGTACTTTTCGTCAAGATCTTATAATCTTTTGTCAGAATAGTATTTATAAACTTCAAAATATAAATGTAAGTTCTTCAATAGTTGTTACTCCAATTACTCAAAACGTAGGTTGCTTAGATAATTTTAGTATTCAAGAATTTAGTGGCGACTTAGTATTTTTAAGCCCTGATGGAGTTCGGACTCTTGCAGGTACAACTAGAATTGGTGACGTAGAGTTAAGCTCTATTAGTAGACCGATACAACCAATTACAAATGAATTAGCAAGAAATATAAGTAGCTATATAGTTTCTAGTGCAGTACTTAGAAATAAGTCGCAATATAGATTATTTTATACAGGAGCTTCTCAAGCAGCTACAGAATCTAAAGGTATTATAGGAAGTTTAACAACAAACGGAATGGCTTGGTCAGAAACTAAAGGCATTCAAGCTAGGTCTATTGCGTCAGGTTTTGATAATTCTGGAATTGAGCGACAGTACCATGGCGATAATAATGGGTATGTTTATTTACACGACTCTGGAAGTTCTTTTAATTATGCAGGAACAGAGGCAAATATACTAGCAACTTATACAACTCCTAACTATGACTTTGGAGATCACGGTACTAGAAAAACAGTAAACTACGTAAAACTTTCTGTAAGTCCTGAAGGAACGGTAGAACCTAAATTAAGAGTTCGTTACGATTACGAAGATCCAAATTTACCGCAACCAGCAGAGTACACATTAAGTACAATAAGAACACCTGCTACATTTGGTACAAGTGTTTTTGGTTCAGCATTTTTTGGAGGAACTCTTGATCCTACAGTTAGACAAGCAGTTCAAGGTAATGGACACACTACAAGTTTTAGAATACGCTCAGAGGATAAAAATCCTCCCTACGCTATCAATGGTATATACGTA